GTAAAACTAAAAATACTCCAAAGAATCCTGGATCGGTAATTTTAAATCCAGAATATCAAGATAAAATAGTTAGCTATCCTGGAATTATTTCCAATATTTCTGCATTAGAAAATAGTTCTGCTGGTGTTGGAACTGTTAATACGCTACCGGAAATTGATGGAGTTAATCGCAGAGTTCCATTACTAACATCAGTTAACAATGTATTGTATCCAGCATTAAGTTTAGAAACGTTACGAGTTCTTGCACAGGATACAACATTCCAAGTAAAATTAAATGAATTGGGTGTAGAAAAACTGCGCATTCCACAATTTGGTCCAGTTACAACAGATAGTCTAGGTAGAATCTGGATTGATTGGAGTCAAAAAAATCAAGCAGTAAGCATTACTGATATTCCTGCTGATTTTGGTGGAGCTGTGGTTATTGTTGGAACAACTGCTGCTGGTATTGCAAATCCATTATCAACACCAATTGGAGCGGTTTATCCGCAAGATGTTCAGGCGGCTGTTATTTCTACTATGATTAATGGCGTAGTTATAGAACGTCCTGATTGGACAGATATGGCTGAAGCATTGGCTATATTCTTAGGAGGAGCCTTAGTTGTCGTTGGATCGCGCTGGACGTATGCATTTGTTCCGGTAATACTAACGTTAGGTGCAAGTCATTTCGCAGCTGCATGGGTCTTTAAGAGCTATAATATGCTCATTGACATTACAGCTTTTGTAATTGGAATTGCATTAGTTTACGGGCATGCATATACCGTTAAATTTCTTTCTGAATATTTACAAAAAGAGCAAATTAAAAAACAATTTGGCGGATACGTTTCCCCTGTAATGGTTGAAAGATTACAAAAAAATCCAGATTTAATTAAATTAGGCGGAGAAAGAAAATTAATCTCCTCTGTTATGACGGATCTTCGCGGATTTACTACTTTAGGCGAATCATATGGTGATGATGTTGAGGGTTTAACTCAAATCATGAACGATTATATGACTGCTATTTCTGAACCTGTATTAAAAAATGATGGATGTATTATTAAATTTATTGGCGATGCAAGTTTACACATTCATGGTGCTCCATTAGATGATGAAAATCATGCGAAAGTTGCTGTTCAAACTGGATTAGAAATGGTTGAGGCTGTTACTCAATTTAATAAACAGTTAATTTCTCTGGGTAAACCTCCAGTTGGTATGGGTGTTGGTGTAAATTCTGGACCAATTTTAATAGGTAACATTGGATCGAAATATAGATTCGGTTATGATGTACTAGGAGATACTGTATCATTAACTTCTAGATTAGAAGGGCAAACAAAAGGATATGGCGTGTTACTAATCCTTGGGGAAACAACAGCTGAATTAGTTAAAGATGATTTTAAATTAGCAGAATTGGATTGCATTGCAGTTAAGGGTAAACATATTGGTGTAAAAATGTTTACAGTAGCCGAAACTTTACCTGCGCATCAACAATATTTGAATGCATATTATGCAGGAGATTGGGGATCTGCTAGAGTTATATGTAAACATTTAGCTGAACAACCTGGACCTCTACAACATTATTATGAATTAATGCTAGAAAGAATCTCAGGCGAATGTCCAGCTAACTGGGATGGTGTATTCCACGCCCTCTCCAAGTAATTAACAACCTGTATAAACGTTGTTAAACTCGATAATAGAATCTGAAATTTCTTGATATGTTTGATAGAAAATATCTGGTTTACAGGCATAAAATTCACCCTGTACACCTCGAATAATATAGTCACCTTCGGTAGCTATATGTTTGACCTGATAGGAATCCTGGCCATCCTCTAGGGTTCCAATCTGCAACCATCCTTTGGCATCAGGATGCCTATCCTTTCCAGAGGCTATGAATTCGCTTTCAAGCCAATCTTTTAGTTCCTGAATACACTTATTGTTATATTCAAATTTAATCGCCTCAATGGTCACTGGGCGTTTCATATATTGTTTAATCATCTTCGAACACCGCTACGACTTCATCTTCTGAAACAACCCATAACTCTCCAGAAACATTTTTTGCTTTATTCCAATTCAAAAGAATAATGTCGCCTAATTTAAGTAATGTAACGTCATGACCTAAGTTCATGACTTTTCCTTTTGTATTATCTTCAGAGTTAACGCCATAAATTAAACCCTGATATTCCGCTTTTTGTTTTAAAACAAGAACGTTTTTTCCCAATACTTGCATAATATTTTCCTATAGTTAATAAAAGGGGATGTTTCCATCCCCAAGCCGTTCTGTTTCCAAGTGGCAAACTCAGGCAGTAGCTATCAAGCAGCTAAAGCCAAATTGTAAACGTCATCGTTTGCATTTACTTTAATTTATGCTGATTACGTCAGTCATCTCTCGTGTTGCCTTCTCTACTATCTCACCTGATCGAAACCATGACAGCCCCATCAAAAACATACTATTTGAGTCTTTAAACTCGATCACCATTCAGTAGATTACCGCGAATAGTCTACCTTCTGAGTCTAATATGTTTATGGTGGAGCTGGAGGGATTCGAACCCTCGTCTCAGATGCCTTCATTTTGAAGGAGTTACAACAATTCAGTTACTTTCCTGAGAAAGTTTACACAGTTTACGCTTTAATAATAAAAGTTCAATAGTATTATCAAGCGTTTTTCTATAATTTAATATTTCTACTTTTTTCTTTAGTGAAAGATTATTAAAGTTTTTTCGAGTTACTGGCCAAACCTCGCCATTCATCTAGGTTTTCCTAGATTTAGCAGTACAACCAAAAAGAAAACAATCAATGCTAATTCAGAAATTCTAATCGCTATAGCTGGAACTGCCAGTAATAACAAAAAGAATAATACAATACCTAATACAAATTTTTCAATAAGTTTCATAATTAACTTGGATATAATAACATTAAGGCATCAAGAACAATGTCATCTATTGGATTGTGTTTAATAACTACGTTTCGATCCCATGTTCCTGGATAAGTTTCTGGATTAATTGCACAATAGCCACGTGTTGATTCAGTAGCAACTAAATCAACATACGTTCTCATATCGCGATAATTTGCATACGGCATAATAGATTCATCTCCGGTAGCTGTGCACAAACTATCCATCACTAGTTGATCTAATGAACCTCTGATCCAAATCAATGTTGTTTTTGGATCACAATGCGAATTAATATAATTATGAATACATGCAATTCCTTCTTTAGCAGATAAATCTTTATCGCTTGGATAAAAACTTTGTTTCTTTGCTAGGTCACATTGTTTATTCCACCAATCAATGGTGTCTTTTGATACAATTCTATTATATTTTTTAACTTGTTCTTTTACGTTAAATTTAACAAACAAAGTGTTTTCGTATAATGATTCCCATGTATTTTTTTCAGCAGGATTTATGTAAACAATAGCAGCAGACAAAATAACGGAATTAGACTCAACGCCCAATGATTCCACATCAAATATAAACATAATAACTCCAAAAATTAAACACTAAGGTTTTTTTGTAATCTAAGCGCATCTCCATCCATCATGGAAAGTTTTTTAGTTCGCTGAGTATCTTTAATTAATTCGTTAATTAACAGAGAAGATAATTTAATCAATTCTTTTGTTTGAGTTTCATCCAATTGATTATTGTTAAACCCATTAAGAAGTTTTCCATATTTTGCTAATGGCGTTTTTAATTTTGGGTTTGTATAATTTATTTTCATTTCTTCTCTATTAATCTAAGGTGATAATATTCCGGAGAATCTTTTATTTTAAGTGGAAATCCATCAGCACCCCATACAACGGGATAACGATAATCTCCAAAGAAAATCACTCCTGAAATTTTATCGTTAACGGTATCACTAACTTCAAATTTGTATCCAGCCGCAACCACTATAGTTTTATTTATAGTATCTGGAGTAATTAAATCAATAATTCGTTTAGAGGTGTTCAATTTTAACTCCGTCGTTATCTAAAATTGTTTTGAATAGATATTTTCTATCTTCCTTTTTAACTAGGTTTAATGCAATAGCAATTTGAGTTGCAAACTGCCATTTAATAAAGTAATCTGGTTTAGCCGCAATTAAAATATTAAAATCGCCAATCCTAAACGCTACCATGTCGTCATCTGGATATGTTGCATCGGCTCCGCATTTAGAATCAACCGGATGCTCCACTTCCCACTTTTCAATATTATCAACCAATATCATAATATCGATATCGTTATACGGTTCTGTTGGGCAAATATATTTAGAGCCTGTGTATAATACTTCTTTTGCCTCGGCGATTATTTGTTTAATATATTCTGGAAAATCTTCTTGAATCATAATAAATCCTCTAATGAATTAGCTGTAGTTTTATCGTCTCTAATTCCATCATAAATTGGTAGGAATAATGACTTTTTATCAGAACCTTTATTGGAAATAATACAGTTATATTTTACTTGAATAATTTTACCAACATATGATTCTGGGTTATCGCGTTCACCTCGTTTATGTTTAAAACCACTACCAACACCAACTTCTAATTGACCGCATGAAGTTTGGCAAAGCAATGATCCAAGCATACCCTCGAATTGAGTTCCAGGAGTTCCTAGTGTATAACCAACAACTAATAAATCAGCATGATCTTCAGCTTTGAGTTTTAATTGATATTTACTACGTTTTGCTTCCCAGATACCATTAATTGATTTGAGGATACCACCTTCTTCACCGCGTTCTAAATTACGTTGGTATTTTTCCATTACTTCTTCACGAGAATTAACAATCTCTGATTCTACGATGATCAATTTAGCATTTTCACTAGAAATAGCGTCAACTGCTAATCTAAATCTATTAACATAAGGGATGTTACAAACTTCTAGTATAAAATCTTCATAAGGAATATAATCCCAAATAACAGCATACAAGCCTTTAGCCTCTTCTTCGGTAATCGTTCCTCTAACGGCTTTGGTTACATAACCATTTGAAACTTTACGTTCTGCTACTCGACCGTCTGGATAACGCCACATTAATTCTCCATCAAGAACTACTCTACTTGTGTCACTAATAACAATATCATCAAATTCGGTAATATCTAATACATTTCCGTTACGAGTTGTCGCTGAAACGAATTTACCATTATCAAATTCAAAATTAATTCTAGAAGAATCCATTTTGCATTGAAAAATAGCTGGATATTTAATATTTTTTTCAGTTTTTTCGTTGAATTTACCACATAATAAAACAGGGTATTCTGGAATTAAATCTTTCCAAACTTTGTTAATTAGTTTAGTATTTACACCGCATTTTAAATCGCGTTCAATAATTCGATATAAAACTTCTTGATCAAATTGGCAAAGGTTTTCTAATAAACCACTGACGTATTCAATTGCAGCATTACCTGTCAATTTTCTATCTGCTATAGTATCAACAAGTTTAATCAATGCATTATATAAATCACCTTCATGATATACTTTATGATACACAGAATTTAATTCTGGGCGTTTTTTAATCCAAAACTTAATTCTTGGATTATATGCTAAACGAAATACAGCTATTACTAGGTTATCTTCTTTGTGTGATTTTAGTAAAGCTAATTTGTCATTGGTACTAGTTGTTGCTGCTAATTCATTTAATAACGATAGTATCATTTAATCATCTCCAATTAATTATAGTTTATTATACCCTAAACATAACTTAATGTCAAGCACTTTGTATAATAAATTCTGGAATATTTCTAAATTTCCAGTTGTGCAATTTAGTTTTACTGCCATTATAATAATTATGGTATGATTGGATAGAATCACCTTTTACAATGTAATCATCTGGCATAGCTGGTGTCGGTTCGGTAAATAGTTTAGTTGAGATATTAAATGGAGCATATTGTAATTTATCGACTAAACCAATTTCTTCGCATTTATGCGTTTTACCGTAACGATAGGTGTATTCTTTGCATAATTCTACAAGCAAAGAATGAAGCCATTGATAATTTTCAAATCCATGACGAACCCAAACCGCTGATGGGTGGTTTATATGTGTTGCTGAATATAAAATATCGTCATAGGAATTGTTAAGTTTCCAGACTTTTTTCTTGCGACCTGATGCCGAAAATCCTGTAGTTTCTACGCCATCTAAAACCCGATGAGCAGTAGACAATAACTGCGCAGTTTCCAAAATCATTTTGACGACATGTTTGTCGACGTGTTGCTGTGCACATAATTTGGTATCATTATTAAGGTAAAAAATATTCATAACAAACTCCAATAAAAAAGGGTATAACGTTATTATACGCTATACCCTTTTCAATGTCAAGCACTTTTATTCAACAATTCCATATTCCCCACTAGGCAACCTACACATTTCACCAACAGGTCGCGCCCAATTTGGAGGATAAACCCAGAAATTTCCAGATGGAGCTACACATGTACTACTAACCCAGATAAAACCATTCCACCATGGAAGAGCATTAGCTGTTACTGAAACTAAAAACAACATTAAAATTAAAAATAATTTTTTCATATATCTACCCACAAAAATCTCGTAACTGTACTGCTGTTATTAACCCAACTTTCCTTTTAAGTTCTTCTCCATTCTCAAAAACAATTAATGTTGGAACACCTCTAACTTTGTATTTATCTGCTAATTCATAATCTTGATCAATATCAATTTCTACGATAGGAATTGGTGGAGGATTATTCTCAATAATTGATGCAAGCACTTTACACGGAGAGCACCAAGATGCACTAAATTTTACCAATACTTTACCGCTTTCTGGAATATCACTCATTTTATATCCTTAGTTAATTAAAACAGCATTAATTGGCATTTCTTCATCTTCTATATGATGTTCTGAAATAAACTCTCTAGCGCGTTTATCAAAATGACCTGCGCTTGGATTCCAATTAACAACACCATAATCATTCCCTTCATCATCAATTGAATAGACAACTTCAGCATCAATTAATTCTGGTTGGTCACGTACTAATTCTTGTAAATTTTCTAAATATTCGCCTAATTTCATAATGTCTCTCAATTTAAAGTATTTTCAGCCCAAGAACGAACAAATTCTAAACGTTCTTGCTCTGGAGTTTCTAAGAAAGATTCTTTAGTGTAATTTTTTTGTATATGTTCACACAAAGAATAATATTCTTCATCAAAGTTTTGTTTATAATTACCACTAAAAATCAATTCTAATCTTTTAGTTCTAGCAATAAACTTTGATGTTAAATAATATGGGGTTTTAAGTTTTAAAACAGTATCACTATCCAAATCATAAACAACGTAGCCTTCTCTCTTATAAGTTTTAACTTGTTCCAATATTTCATGAAACAAACCTGATTGAACTTCTGGGCGCATTACATGCCATTTTTTGGCAATTCCATCTAAAAGTTTTTGGTTAACTTGCTTAGAACCTTTAACTTTTTCGCGACAACCAATTAAATATGCACCAAATTTTTCTTCGATAATATGTGGATCATTTATGTGTACAATTTCAAAACAAAACGTGTAGTCTTTATACAATTTAAGAATCTTTGACATTTTATTTAATGGTAACATTTCTTTAGCCATTGCGATAAAATCGCTAGATAACGAACCAGTAGTAGAAATCAAAGGCTCATCATTGTACCAAGTAACAGCAGCCATAAAACCATTAATTTTATCAATCGCCATAACTTTATGGTCAAGTGCTATTGTCACACCATTTTCTTTGTAATTAAAAATTTTAGTAAATGGATATTGTACGATGTTATCTTGGTTATCAGTAACCAAACCACGAGCATCAACTAAATCTGGGTGCATGTTCCATAAATTATCATAGAATACTTTGCGTTTGTATTTATGAACAGTTAATCCATTTTGTGCTTTTTTAGCTACGAAATCTTCATATCTAACATCTGGAGCTAATTTAAATTCAAATCGGTCTACCATTTTTTTAATTGTTTCTGGAGAAACGCCATGAATATTTTGATTGCCATGACGGTTTTCTACGATTAAAGTTGTTACTTGATAATCGTTTTCTCTAGCCATTTTAAAATATGGTTCCATTTCCCAAGAAACCGTAAATGTGTTGTGAACTGCGATTTTATCAATGAATGGGGATTGCAGCGCACGATTGACTTCTGATTGACACCATGCATGACCAGCTTTAGATTTTTCTGGAGTCCAGTTATAATTACCATCTGCGTCTGTGTGAAAATCATCAGCGGAAACCGCAAGGTTAACGTTTAATGATTTAATTAGTGTAGATTTACCTGCGCCTGGAACGCCACGAATTAAAAATAACATTTTCATAATATAATTTCTCTTAACATTTATTTGTATCAACGCCTAGATAATTTTGATAACGAATTTCGTTTCCATATTCATCAAATTCTTTTCTAACCCACATTCCTGCGGAATCTTCGTAATATATTCTATTCCCATATTCATCATATTCGTATTTTCTCCACCAACTTTTATCGGCAGATTCTTCATATAAAATTCTACCAAAAGGGTCTAATTTTGCGTTACTCATTTTAACTCCTTATTCCTCATTTAAGTATAATGTATTATACTATAATAAAAAAATGATGTCAAGCATTTTCTTCTACTAAATCAAAAAATTTATTATATTCTTCAGTAAATCCATAATCGCATAAAAGTATTATTTTATTTTTTGAAATAGGATGTTCTATATAACCAAGATTTTTTAATGTAAAATCAAAAGGGACAAGATTAAAATTTTTCATAAAATCTAAATACATTTTAACCCATGGGTGTTCTATAATAAAAAAATATTTATCATCATCTATATATGACGGAACTTGCTCATTTTCAGCTTTATGCATATTTGTATAATATCTAAAAAAACAATTTTGCACATCTATAAAACCTAATCCACAATAATATATTTCTGTTGCAGTTATTTCATTAAATAAAGCAGGGGTTAATTGATTAACTTTTATCATTTCTATCCAGTTATTATTTGGATCAGAATTTATTATTGTGGATAATAATACAGTATTATTTGTGGTATAGGTTAAATTTGAATTTTTCGCAAATAAAGTATATTTTGACGAGTTTAATGCAAATTCAATGCGATTTTGACATTTACCTAAATCACATTCTCCTGAATTTAGTTCAAGAGTATGCGATTTAGCAACCTTTAAAACTGTTTCAATTTCAACGTCAATTCCATCTAATATAATTTTTCTTGGATTAATAGGAAAATAAACTAATCTTGTTGAACCTTTTTTTATTTCATCTGATACCTTTCCTACTAATTTTTCAATATCAATCATTTAAAATCTGCAGATACAATTAAAGATCTTCGATTATCATATTCAACAACAGCAATGGTTTCGTTATTTTCGGAAAGATATGTAACTTTATTCATATATCCATAATATTTACCTTTCCAACCTCTATCTGTTAATTTTTTTTGTAAATCAAAATCGGAAAATTTAGTAGACTTTAACATTATGACTCCATTAAAATGACGTAAGTAATAGCAAGATATGTTAAATAATGTAAATACTGATCACACCCTAATTGAACCCAAAATCGCTTATCTGTTATATCCGATAAACCATAATGAGCCTTAAAATAATCTATAAAGTAATGTACGTTAATTTCAACATAAACTATTATGAATAAAAGAGTGGGATCTACCCATGGAAATAACACTAAACCTGTAGCAAGACCTTGTTTAATACTATGTTTTGCTCCAGTCAAATTTCCAAATATACCTTTACATTTAACTTCTTCGTATGTTTGATTGATAAAATCTATATAGAAATGTTTGGTAAACAAAAGAAAAAAACATATAAAAATTATATTATATTGATGCATTATAAACTTTCCCAATTAACCCATTTTGTTAGCTCAATATTTACTGCTTCGTGTAAAATATTGCCATTATTATCGTAACTCTCTGGAATATATACTGTAATTCCATTTACTGCTGCACCAAATTCGTACATCTCAACAGAAACATCAAGTTCTGCTGAATATTTTTTTAAAAGATTTCGTAAATCTCTTTTGAACGAACGTTCAATAACTTCATTAACTTCCATAAAACAACCACCAAAAATAAAAGTTGCCCCGTAGAGGCAACTAAAATAAATTGCAATTTTAAAAAATAAAATTAGCCTCTTCCACGTAATAGGATTTTTCTTTGACGTTGTCTACCACGTCGTTTAAATATAATCCTGAATATTTATTTCCCGAAATTAATTGTTTAAGATTATCTTTTAAAAAATTGGATGCAAATTGTTGGTAATTTAATTCCATTTTCTTATCTATTTTGTACATATATTCTACGCATCGCTCAAGCCTAGCTGCTTCTGCTTGAATGTTATCATTATTAAATGGTTTATCTAATTTTTTTAATCTTCCAAGCGCAACAACTGCGAATGCTTGATCTAATCCATCATTTGATGGAGTTTTAATTTGTTTTGTTTTCATAATATATTCCTATGCTTTATTAATTTTGTGTTTAAAGTGAACTTTCGCGTGTAAATATGATTTCATTTCAACTGCGCTTCCAAGCCATATTTGATGTATAATTGTGCAATTTTATAAACAAATTAATTTTATAAAAAGTTAAAGCCATCAATGGATGGGCTACCACATCATGTATAATAGCCCAAAATATATTTTGTTCATATAAAACGCAATAATTATTTGGATCTAGTTTCACAAAATTATCCTATCTTCTTCCAGCTGAAGATAACCGACTCATATTCATACTAGAACTAGGTCTGCTAACAGGAGCTGATGGTTTATAAGAACTCGTTGAATTAAATTTACTTGTATCCATATGATTAACCTTTGGTGCAACTGTTGCCGCTGGAGTAACTGAAGCAACATTTGATGTTGACACAGGAGCTACTGGAGCAGCAGGAGCTGTTTGATTAATCGTAATATTTTTAGTTACATTGGTTACAGTTCTAGAACTTGAACCGTAATCATGATTATAGCTAGGAGATGAATTATTAGAAGAATTCCCCGAGCTACCGATTGCATGACCAATTAACCCACCAACCAACATATTAGTCATAGTATTATCATGTTGTTGCTGTACCACTACTGGTTGTTGTGCAGCAGGTTGCTGGATAATAACTGGAGCTTGTGCTTGAACAGGTTGTTGCACTTGTTGTTGGATTTGCTGACCTTGTTGCTGTACTACTGCATTTTGTTGATCAATTTGCTGCTGCTGAACTTGTTGATTTTGTAGGATTTGTTGTTGCTGTGCAAGAATTTGTTCAGTTTGTTTTTTAGCCTTTTCTTCTTCGCTTTCACCACAAGCAACAAGACTTAAAATCGCCAATGCTAAAATCATTTTTTTCATTATATAATTCCTCAATAAGTTTAAAGTTACGGTACAGTTATATTATACTAGACTAGACATATTATGTCAAGCACTTTTTAAATATTTATTTTTTGTGCATATGCAATTAAGTGAAGAATTCCCGCTGCAGCGAATAAACCACAAATAGAAACGATAGCAAAACTAAAAATTAATCCCACGATATAATACACAACATATAACATTGTTTGTGATGATTCTTTCATAAAAAAGTTCCATGAATTTTATGTACAAAAAAAGCCTGCGTTAACAGGCTTTCTTTAATTATTCCTAGATTAAGCGTCTGGGAAAGTTTTATCGTCTACAGCATCAGTTGTAATTGAACCAATAGCAACTAATGTTTCGTATTGAATACGACCTGAACGACCACCAGTTCCTACAGTTTTCTTAACCCAACCAGCATGAGCACCTTTAGATACCGTTGGTGTACCAATACCTAAACTTGCAGCAACAGTAGCTGCGCCAGATGTTAATGTTAATGTGTGAGCAGCACCAACACCTGTACTTGTTATATCAACTTGTGTATTTGCTGTTGCATCAGATGCGCTTGCAGCAAGAGCAAGAGCATTTGCTCCAATTTTGATAACATAATAGGTACTTCCTGATGTTAATCCAGGAACTGTAGTTCCACCACCATTAGAATACACAGCAGCATCACCAGTTGCAAATAAATGTGCAGTATAGGTAATTGTATTAGCTGCGGCAGTAACACCAGTTGCACCATTAAATGTAATATATGGATTACCAACTGTTAATGTTGGAACTGTAGAATATGCTCCACCAGTTGTTGTAATTGTTACATTGGCAACGCCACCAGAAGTATTAATTGCTGCATTAGCAACAAGAGTACCACTAGAAACTGTGATTAATGGAATTTCTTTATATTTTGTTCCTGCAGTTGTAACTGAAACTGAAGTTACATTTGCTCCACCAATGTCAATTTCTGTTGTATCAACACCATATGTTAATTGCATAGCATCATAACCGCTTTCGCCATTAACTCCGCCATTTTGATAAACATATTTTGGTTGTTCGTTAAGTTTAACAAAAGAAATTGGCAAAGTTGTATTAGAAGTTCCTAAAAATACATCTGCTAACGTAATGTTTATGTTATTTGCAATAGCAGCAACTCTATTTTTTGTATATAAATCTGAGTGAATACCAACAATATCTCCGATTTCTAAATTTGCTGTAAATAATGTTCCAGTTCCAACAACGGTAGTGGAACCGTTTGTTACGTTGACGCTTGTTCCATAAATAGTTTTAGCATCATAATTACCCCATTCTGACATTTGATTCTCCTGTAATAAGTCTGAATTTATTAAACTATTTATAGTAATACAAAACTAGATTAATCTGGACAAAAATTTGCAACCCAACCATTATCTTCGCTAAAAAATCTCAAAACTTTTATAGGATAAATTCCATCATATTTAAATGAATGTTGAACTCCAGGAGCTATTTCTATATAACTCCCTGGATTACATTTATATTCCTTCCCATCAATATTAAAAATAGCAGATCCCTCTAGAAATAACCTTGCCTCATAATCATCGTGTGTATGCAAAGGAACATTTATAGCTGTATTTGCTGTAAATGTATCTTTATATGGAAATTTTTTAGAGAGATTCTCAATGAATTTACACAATTCAAGATTATCTCTCATATCTAAAGTTTTATGTTTCATTAACTTATATCAATTTTTGGAAAATATCTAATAAAAATATCATTAGGATTACCTCTAACTTTTTGGATATTTGATTTAATTTCAGCAAAGAAATTCCACGCTAATGGAACGAATGCTATTTTCTCATTTTTAAATTCAATCAATGAATCAATACTGACAACAGGAATATGCGTTCCTGGGGTATATAAACCTTGTTTTAATGGATTATCATCAATAATAAAATCTAATTGTATTTTTCCAAAATTTAATAGCGTATTACCTTTTGCAGCAGCACCATATCCAACTAATTTATACCCATTATTTTTACGATTTAATAATTCAGCATTAAGTTTTAAAACAATATGTTTTGCCTTTTCTGCATAAATTGCATATGTTTCTAAATTTTGCAATCCTATTTGTCTTTCATAAGTTAATATCAAATCAACAGACATTTTTGGTTGTGCCTGTTTACTAAAAACAAATACATAACTATTGCCATGAATTGGAGTTTTAATAATATCAACAATTTTTAACCCAGCGCGATTCGCTAATGCTTGCATACTATTTGCATTAAAGAAACTTAGGTGTTCATGATACAAAGTATCGAACTCATTATTTACAATCATATCAGCTTGACTAGTTTGAATAAACAAATAACTATCATCATGCATAATATCTTTACAAATTTCCAAGAACTCTAATGGATAACTATTATGCGCGAATACATTCTGTGCATTGATAATATCAATTTTCGTATCTTTTAATTTCTCAACATGTTCGCGTTTTAAATAATCACAGATAACCGTATGATCTTTGCTGCTTAATTCATATAAATTTTCAGCAGGATCAATTCCATAAGTTTTTAAACCTAATTTTTTAAATGAATTTAATTGTGTACCATCATTACATGCAATATCTAATACTGATTTTGCATCTTTACTCCAAAAAGATAATGCAAATTCAGCAAACCAATCGAAATAATCTCGTAGCGTTTTAGTAGTACCGCTGACATACAAATAATTTTTAAATAATAAATCTGGATTAACTGCATGACTTAATTGTAAGTGTGTGCAATCTACACAAACATTTAATCGTAATGGAAATGTTTTTTCTGGTGCAGTAATATCAGAAACAAATTCATTTGCCATTGGTTGTTCATTTAAGTCTAAAATAAGTTTTAAGTCATCACCACCACAAGCCAAACATTCTGTAAGTTGCTTTACATCTTCACTCATAATAATTTCTCTTTATTGTAAATAATAGGTTTATCTCTACAGCCAAAATATGAATATGTATAATTTTGCAATAACAGCTGTAATATAGTTTCAGGGGTTTGTAAAAATTTAAAATTAAATTCTCTAGAAAATTTAGAATTATCTAAAGTAAAATCGTAAACTCCTTGAGTATTTCCATTATCAACTATAGGAACATTTAATTCTGTTGATACAACATTAGCTAACTCTTCCACTGATGAGTTAAAACTTGATAAATTATATATTCCAGATTTTGGAGAATTGATGCAAGCTAAAATAGCATTACATAAATCTTCTAAGCCTAATACTGCTCTACCAATGTGCTTATTTGTCACTTCAATAACCGATTTTGTTAGAGCAGATTTAAACATGCTATTAAGCATTAAATCAGTTCGTAAATTTGGAGACCAACCGTTAACAGTTCCAAATCTTAATCCGATAACATTTTTTCCATTATCAATAGCTACTTGAGCCAATAAATCTAGAGCATATTTTGTTATATCATAATTGTTAACAGGAAAGAAATTTACAGTAGATTCTTTATGCATTTCTCCAGGTTTACTGTTGCCATAGATACTAGCGGAACTTGCATAAATTACAAGTTGATTAGTGATTTTTCTTAATAATTCATCAAAATTTGTAACATTATTTAACCATGAATGTTTAATATCTCCTGCACAAGATTTAACACTACTGTGACCAGCTAATACTATAATAACATTATAGTTAGATAAAAATTCAGTAGTTAAATCAGCATAATCTTTTTGTATTACCGCTGGAGTTAAACAGCCGTGATGCCAACATGTATCGACAATATCAACAGTAAAATGTTCTCGTAATACTTGTTGTAATCGAGAACCAATATATCCTTCGCCACCTAATATCAATACATTCATAAGCATCCTTTAAATAAATTGGCGGAAGGTATAGGGTTCGAACCTATACGCCCATTTCTGGACGACGGATTAGCAATCCGCTCTATTACCATTCTAGCAACCTTCCATAATTGGTATCCCCGATAGGAATTGCACCTA